CGTGGACTTACTCTATACGATAGAAAGAATCACACGGATGTATGGACCAAAGAGGTTAAAGCCTCTATTACTTTTGAGTTAGCGTTTACAGATATGCCTGAGCAGTTCAGACACTACATCACAGTTAAAGCAGCTCGTATCTTTGCTAACAGATTCTTAGGCAGTAGAGAGATTGAAGGGTTTGCTTTGAGAGACGAGATAGAAGCTAAAGCCCGTGCTATCGATAGTGACTCTGAGAATGCAGACAGAACTATCTTTGACCACTACAGCGTACTAAGAGTATTAGATAGATAAGCGACATGCCTCTGTTAGTAAACAGTGTACCTAACCTAGCACAGGGCGTATCGCAGCAGCCTGACAACCTCAGGTATCCCGGTCAGTGCGACGAACAAATCAATGCTTGGGCTACTGTTGTAGAAGGGTTGGTAAAAAGACCACCTACTAATTACAAGAAGAATATAGACGCTACTGATCCTGGTGCTAACTTGTTCACCCACTTTGTTAAGAGAGATGAGACGAATAAGTACTGTGTCACAGTGTCTCTTGGTAATACTGTATCGATAGGACAAGTAGGTGTTATTGATCTAGAGACCGGAAACAAAGTATCTGTAGCTGTAACATCTATTGCTAATAGTTATCTTACTGGTATCAGTAATCCGTTACAAGACCTACGAGCTTTAACAGTAGCTGACTATACATTTCTTGTTAATAAGAAGAAGACTGTAGCTAAAGACACTACTGAATTAAGTGTAATACCGGACGATGAAGCCCTCGTGTTTGTTAAACTAGGGGATTACGAGAAGAGTTATAGTATCTATATTGATGACAGTTTAGTACCTCCAGACCCAACTTTTAGTAGCTCTAGTCATCATAATTACAATCACACACAACACGCACCTTCTACTTATATTAGCGGTCCTAGTTCAGGTAGTGGGGCTGGTGTTTCACCTGGTAAACACGCTGATACTGAATACATAGCTAGAGATTTAAAGTTGTGTATAGATGATGAGTTAGGCAGCGGTGCGACTACTCTTGCAGGTATAGATAGTGTAGATGTTAATACTTCTGGTAGTAATTATGTTTATGATCCAAGAGAATTTTACATAAAAGTAGAGTTAGAAATTACACAACCTACATTCGGTGACGGTACAGCTACTGCTTTAGGTAAAGTGAATGTAGACCAAAACCCTGATTCTAGTACTTACAGAGGTATACTTAGTGTGGATATGGTTCGTAAAGGTACTGGTTTCAGTACAGATCAAGCGACACATCCTTTAGTTTTTACCGTAAGAGAATACAGATATGTCGAACAGAGTGGCTGGAGGCAAGTGAGCAGAGGTTCTGGTGCTACTTTTTCAGTGCCTACCAACGCTGTTGTTAGTAGAGCTAACCTAGAGATAACTAGAAAAGGTAGTGTTATTCGTTTTAAAAGTAACGACGGTCCATTTAAGATACGAGTAGAAGATGGTCTATCAAATGAAGGTTTAGGATTAGCTTATCAAGAAGTAGCTAGTATTACTGATCTGCCTAAACAATGTTTCAATAACTTCTCTATCAAAGTAAAAGGTGATGCAGATATAGACCAAGATGATTACTTTGTTAGATTCTCTACTAAAGATAAGTCAGAATTTGGAGAAGGTACTTGGGTAGAGTGTGTTGGATGGACAAGAGATGAATCTGAGAGTGGTGTGTTAACAGCAATAGAAACTACTTTAGATGCTACCACTATGCCTGTTACTCTTGTTCCTGTGTTTACTGGCGACGATATAACATCTTTTAAATTACAAACACCACAAGAAGATTTAAATCCTACACCACCAGAATCAAGTAGATGGAGAACAAGACAAGCTGGTGACAACGGAACCAATCCATTCCCATCTTTTGTAGGCGGTACGATCAACGATGTCTTCTTCTTTAAGAACCGCTTAGGATTCCTCACAGATAGTAATGTTATCTTCTCCGAAGCAGATGAATACTTTAACTTCTTCCGTACTACCACACAGCAGTTGTTAGACAGTGCACCGATAGATGTAGGACTTAGCCATACAAAGGTAGCTGTTCTTCAACACGCTGTACCATTCCAAGAGAAGTTGATGTTGTTCAGTAAGCAGTCACAGTTCGTACTTAGAGGAGCAGATGTGTTATCACCTAAGACTGTAGCAATAGCTCCTGTTACTGAGTACGATATATCAGATACTACACAACCAATAGCACTAGGTAATTACATATACTTCACATTTAAAAGGAATGAGTACGAAGGTGTGTACGAATACTTTGTTGATAACAACACCGAGACATTCAACAGCGAAGAGATCACCCAACAGATACCTAAGTACATAACATCAGATGTTCAACGGATAGCTGGATCACAAGCTGAGAACACTATTGTTATTGGTACAAGTGCAGACGCTAAGACATTGTTTGTATATAAGTACTATTGGAGTAACAAAGAAAAGATACAGAGTGCTTGGATGAAGTTTACATTTGATCGTGATGTACGAGGGTTTGACTTTATCGACAGTAACTTGCATCTGTTAACAGCAGACAGCGAGGGCTTACACTTAGAACAGTTGACCCTGGAAGACGGTATTAAAGATACTGGATTAGATTATACATTGTATCTGGATAGCAGGGTGGATCACACTGTTGGTAGTCTTGATAACATATTATCTACTAGCTACGACGCAGCTTCTAAGACCACCACTATATCCGGTTTCCCCTATGATCCTACAGATGTAGAGATATACACAAAGACTGGACACAAGGTAGCATTTACTAGAACATCAGCTACAGCAGGTACAGTGGTAGGTGATTTAACTTCCAAAGATTTCTTTGCAGGTAAGTCGTACAATATGTTGTACAGGTTCTCTGACCAAACACTTAAACAACCAACAGAAAGAGGAGGTCGTAGTGCTTCTGACTATGCATTCCAAACGATCCGTAACGGTAGTATTAACTATGCAGATACCGGACACTTCACTGTTGAAGTAACACCTAAGTACAGAGACAAGTACAGCTACGCATTTAATCCTGACATTGTTGGAGCTAACTTAACACTTAATACTTTCACACCACAGAACGGACACTTCAGATTCCCCGTACAAGCACAACCAGAAGATGCTACGATTGAAGTTGTTAGCGATTCTGCTTTACCAGTTAAGCTATTAGGTGCAGAGTTTGAATCTATGTTTATACCGAGGAGTAGAAGATATGGAGCTTAGAATAGATGAAGCACAACTTGATATGGATGCTCCTGATCTGTACGAAGATTTACGGGAGGAAGACATGTTAGAGATTCTTGGATTGATGCACCACCCTAGAGATGCTGTGTATATGTCGTACGCTACATCCAGCAAGTGCTACAGTGTAAAGGACGATAGTAACTATCTATACTGCTCGTTTGGGGTAGCTCCTATCAACGGTACTAATATCGGAAGTGCTTGGTTATTAGGTACTAGAAGGTTACCAAAGATTAAGAAGTTCTTCTTACAAAACTCTAAGGAGCGGATGCAGGAACTACTGAACGGATTTGATTACTTAACGAACTTTGTCATGCGTACTAACAAGTTGAGCATTAGGTGGTTGGAGTGGTTAGGTGCTGAGTTTAACGATTGTCAGTACGATAACTATCTGTCATTTATATTAGAGAGGAAGTAATTGTTATGTGTGTTCCAGCAATAGGTGCAGCAATAGTAGGTGCAAAAGCAGCAGCAGGTATGTCGGCTGGAGCGTTAGCTTTAGTTAGTGCTACGACAGTTGCTGGTATAGCTTCACCTTTAGTATCTTATGCTGGTCAGCGTAAACAAGCTAAAGCACAAGCACAGTATCAGAAGCAAGCACAAGCAGCAGAGCGTCAGCGTTTCCAACAAGAACAAACTTCGATGCGTATGCGTCAAGCACAGGAGCAGGAAGCTGTTGGTAGAGAACTAGAGCAAGTCAGTCGTAAATCACAAGCAGCACTTGCTAGAGCTAGAGTATCTGCTGGAGAAGCAGGAGTAGCAGGTGCATCCGTTCAAGCGTTGATGGATGA